TTGTTGAAGTCCGCCGAGACGACCTCGATAAACGCCGTGCGGGTGACGGCGGTTCCGTAGGTGCTTTCCGCCCCGAGACCGACGCGGGTGCCCCATCCCTGGACTGCGGCCATGGTCTACTCCTCGGCCGCGGCAGGCGCGGCATCAACGGGCGCCGGGGGCGCCGCGGGTTCGGTGGCCTCGGCCTCGGTCACCACGACCAGCCAGGGCGGAAGGGGGGTCGGCAGCTCGCCGCAGTCGGTGGACACCCGGGTTTCGCCGGGCTGCCAGTCGAGGTGTGCGGGGTAGGTGCCGGGGGTGAGGGCAAGGTAGGTCACAGGGCGCTCCCCGACCAGGTGAGGGTGAGAATGCCGGCCACGCCGCCGCATCCGGTCTGCCCGAGGGTCTGGCCGTCCACGGCGCGGGCCTCGAATCGCAGGTTGTCCACCGCGCCCGCCGCATTGGTGGGCGTCGTCAGCGTCCGAATCGAGGCGAGCGCCGTCCAGAGTTCGGCGAGGAGCCGGTTGGCGACGGCGATGCGCGCGGCTGGGGTGTCGGCGGCGGCCGGAGCCCACGCGCCGATCACGTACTCGAGGGTGAACCCCCACTGCGTCAGGGTCTCATCCTCGGCCACCGCCAAGGTGCCGGCGGACAGCAGGACGCAGGTGTCGGGGGCGTGACCGTCCGGCAGGTCGTCGCCGCGGACGATTCGACCGGTAGAGGAGAAGTCGTAGGTGTACCCGCCCGCGCCGTTGATGGTCTGGAGGCGGGCGATCACCGCGGCGTCGATGTCGGACAGGCGGCTCAGGCTCATGACAGCACCTGCACAAGGCGGGTCACCATCGCGTCGGCGATGCGCTGGGGCATGTCTGCCGCCACGCGCTCGAACGGGTCGCGGAGGTAGCGTTTCCCGCGGATCGTCACGGACTTGACCAGCCAGAACAGCACGTCGAACCGCTTGCCGCCCTTGCCCACCGGCAAACCCGCAACGAGGTTGCCACCGCCGGAGCGGCGGAACTGGAGGCCGTGCACCTGCCGGGGGCTGGCGTACCGGGGCACTCCAGCGGGGGTCAGCGCCTTGCCCACCGGAATCGCAAGGTACTTGCCCCGCTTGGGGGTCACGGTGTCGCCGTACTCTTGGAGGGCCGCGTACACGACGTCACGGACCCCGCCGCCGGCCCGGTGGGTCAGCGTCACGGAGTCGCCGTGGATCTCCGACGTGGTGGTGATGCTCCGGCGCAGGTTGCCGGTGCGGACGCGGAGGCGGGCGGTAGCAAGCTCTTTGCTACCGCGCTCCATGTCCAGGGCGGCGCGTGCGGCCTCGGCGGCAGCGGCCGGCACGAGGGCGCGGGCCACCACCTGCCGAAGCCCCTGGGCGGCGGTCTGCGGCGTGCCGGTGCTCACAGGCCCCCCACGGCGACGGAGGGAAGGCGAAGGGGCGCAGCGAGCCGCTGGACCTCCTCGGGGAACAGCTCTTCATCGGTGTAGGTGAAGCTGCCCTTGTTGCCGTTTTCGTTGGTCAGCCCCGAGTGGCCGCGGAGCGTGTAGAGGTTGCGGACCGCGGCCTCCACCGCCAGCCGGTAGGGCTGGGGCGCCGTGGCGTACCCGCAGGTGAGCGTCACCTTGATTGCGCGAGAGGCGCTGGACCAGGTGCCATGCGTGGCCGTGCTCGTGAGGCGGATGCTCTGCCCGCGGGCCGGGTCGAAGAACAGCGCGTAGTCACCGGAGGACACCAGGGTCGAGGCGCCCCAATCGCCGTCCGGGTCGTCGTAGACGCTGGCGATGGCCGTCACGGGGCGGATGGGCAGCCAGAGATCACGGCCGCCTTGCCCTGTCAGGTACAGGGTGTAGCTCGTGGAGGCCATCGAGGCCGACGCCGTGGCCGTGGCGGGCGGGTAGCCACACCACGCCGACAGCACGGCCTCGAACCGGTCAATCAGGGTGCCGAGCACCGTGTCATCATCGGTGCCCGTCAGGCCCTTGAGGTGGGCGCGGACCTCTGCCGCCGTGACGAGTGCCACGCGCCCTCCCGGTCAGGACCCCGTCGGGGCGAGCCAGGGGTTGGCCAGGTCGGCGAGCTCGCGCTCACGGGTGACCTCGGCGGGGGGCTTGGGGTTCCACTCCTTCGGCTTGCCGTCGAGCACCTTGACGGTGCCCTGGGGCGCGCTGGCGAGGAGGGCGCCCGCGAAGAGGGCGGGGATCTCCCGCTCCTCCCCGGTGGTGAACTCCTGGTGCATCAGCGAGAATCGGGCGCGGAGGTGCTCAGCCTGGACCTTGGACCCGTCGTAGACGACGATGCAGTACCCGTCCTTGGCCTTGCGCGGGGTCACCGCGGCCTTGACGGCCGCTGCCACATCGGCGACGGCACCCATCAGCGCACCTTCTCGTACTCGACCTGGATCTGGAGGTCCACCGCGGCGCCGGTGCCGGTGTGGGCGACGTCCACATGCAGCGGGTCGGCCTGGGTGATCTCGAGCTGGGTCGGCGTGCCGGTGAGGGTCACGTTTTCGGCCGTGTGGGCGGTGAACGCGCTGCCGCCGGAGCTGTTGGTGGTGCGGGCCGCGGCGATCGGGGTGCTGGTGCCCTGGTTGGTGTACGGGCGCACCGTGGCGTAGTTGCTGCCATCGGTGGCCGTCGGCGCGTTGGGCACGTAGTAGATCGCCAGGATGCGCCACTTGTCGGTCGCGTTGGGCGGGCAGAGGCAGACCGTGCCGGCGGTGCCGGCGGCGGTCTTGAGGAGGAGGGAGGCGACGGGACGGTCCATGGTGGGCCTCGATCAGGGGGTGTTGTAGAGGACGTAGGCGGGCTTCTCGCCGGACACCACCACGGGGGCCAGGGCGGTGCTCATCCCCATCCCGACGTACCGGGCGCCGCGCTCGGGGTAGGTCACGTCGAAGCTCTCGTCGGGCGAGGGCATGTCGTAGAAGCGCCAGGACTCGGGCCGGGTGTAGAGGATCTCGTTGCCGACGTTGCTGCCGGTGTAGAGGCCCGAGGAGGTGTCGAACTCCTTGGGCATGAACTCCGAGATCACGATCGGGGTGTCACCGACGCTGCCCATCTGGCCGGTGATCAGGGTCGCGCGGGGCCCGAACTTGTCGACCGTGGTGAACAGGGCGTTGGCGAGGATGCCGGCGTAGAAGGCGTTCAGGCCGCACACCATGACCGCGCCGTTGGCGTGGTTGGCCATGGTGGACAGCGCGCCGAAGTGCAGGGCCGCGGTGAACGCCCCGGCGCCACCGGTGGCGGCCAAGTCGTCGAAGGCGCGGGCACGGGCGCCAATGAACAGCTTGACCGGGCTGTCGGTGCCGTCGAGGTCACCGGCGGTGAGGTAGCTGCCGAGGGTCCAGGTGGAGATCGTGTCCTGGTGCGTCGCGGCGGTGTCGCCGTGAAGGAACAGCACCTCCTTGGTGTCCACCATCGCCTGCTCCAGCCACATCAGCACCTCGCCCATGGGGTCGTCGATGGTGCTCGCGGCGTCGCGGAGCCACGCGGGGTCCACGAGGGCGTTGATCACCATGTTCTGCACGGTGATGCTGGTGTCGGTGGTGGAGAAGTTCTGCCGGCGGAAGCGCGCGGGGTCGTCGGCGGTGGCGCCGCGCTTGCGGGCGAGGCCGTGACCGGTCGCGTGCGACTGCTTGAAGGTCGGGGCTGTGACCGGCTGGGAGGGGATCAGGCCCGCCACGCGCCGGGCGAGAAGCAGGGGCTTCCGGATGGCGGCGATGGTGGGGTTGCTGATCATCTCGGCGCCGGAACCGCTGGCGCCGTTGAGCACCCGCTGGTAGCTGGCCTCGTCGGCGAGCATGGCGCGGAGCTGGTCGCCCACGCGGCCGGGAAGGGACCGGGCGGCGCGGAGGAACTCGGCGGTGTAGCGGGGAAGGAGGTCGTTCGCACCGGCCCAGCCGCGGGCGCTCATGACCTTGGCCAGCGCATACCGGCGGTACGCCTGGATCAGCCGCTCGTGCTCGTGGGTCACGCCGCGGTCGGCGGTGAGAAGACCGGCGGCGCGGTGCTTGACCTCGACGCCGAGAAACCGCTCGCTGATCTCCTTGTCGGCCACCTGGACCATGCCGTCCGCCCGGAGGAAGCGGTGGTCCAGGTCGGAGGCGTTGCCCGCCGCGGACCAGGTGACACGCTCCTGGGTCTTGAGGGCCTTGATCTCCTCCTGCATGGAGGCGGTGAGGCGCTCGATCAGCTCCTGGCGCTCCCCGGCGGAGCGGAGGCTGCCGTCGAAGTCCTTGAGCTTGGCGGCGTGCTCGTTCACGCGGGCGACCACCGCCTCTTTGGCGGCGGTGGGGGTCAGGTCGACGACGGTTCCGAGTTCGGACATTTGGCTCACCAGTCGGAGTCGGTGGAGGTGGGATCGGCCGCATCGGCCGGGGAGAAGGGGGCCAGGGTCGACATCTCCTCGCGGAGGAGGTCGGCGAGCAGCTTGCGGCTTTCGGTGCTCTCGAGCTCGCGACGAATCAGCGTGGTCAGGAACCCGCGGGCGGCGGGGTCGGAGGCGAGGCGGGCGCGGAGGGCGTCGTAGCCGTCGCCATGCCGGCCCATGGAGCCGGCGGCGCGCTCGGCCGCGTTGAACACCCGCTCCGTCACGTAGGCGCCGTCATCGGCCGGTACGCCGACCAGGGACGCCTCGAACAGGCGGTTGGGGTCGCTGGAGGAGCCCATGACCAGGCCCTCCATCGGTTGCCCGCACTCGTCGTCCATGGGGTCGCGGTAGCGCGGGTCATCCTTCGGGAGGTCACCGCGCCGGGTCACCGCGCCGGGGCGCCAGCCGATGGACGTGGCACGGATGAAGCCGCGGCGAATCTGGCCGAGGGCGCGGGTGCCCTCTTCGGTGCCGACGTCCATCAAGGCCGAGCCAACGAGGACACGCTCCCCGCCGACGTCCCGCACCTTGAGGTCGGTCCACTGGCCCAGGATGTCCTCCCGGGAGCGGTGCGCCCACAGGACGGGAATCCCCACGCCGGACGCGCGGGACAGGTCCCACTCCTGCATGACGATGTGGCCGTCGGTGGCGGCGCGCTCGGTGGACAAGCGGAACACCGGCGGCCGGTCGGGTTTCAGCTCTCCGCCCGTCTCGGGGTCCAGCAACACCGGCGGCGCACCGGCCTCGCGCTGCTCACACAGGAGCAGCATCCCGGCCGTGTGGACGGCGGACCCCCCGAGGAGGCGGCTGACGACAGCGCGGGTGCCGAGGCTCATGCGTCTACGGGTACGGGATCGGCGTTCCCCGGGCCATACACATTTTCGGGACAGGGGCGGCGGGCGTCCACGGAGCGCCCTACACCGTTGGCATGCCTGACGCCCTTGTCCCTGCCCCCTCCGGTTGGTGGTTTCGAGCCGTCTCCGGGTTCTCCCTGTTTGTGCGCGAGACGCTGGCCTCCATGGGGGTGTCGAGGGTGGCGCCACCTGCCCCGGGGGTGAGTCTCGGGCAGGTGGCCCGAAAGACCACGGCACAAGCGGACCTGTCGCAGATCACCCTGTCCCCCGCGGTGTACGCGGCGGTGCAGCGTCGGGCCATCGGCTTTGGAAACTACCCCGTCAAGGTCTTCGAGGGCACCGGCAACGGGCAGGCCGTGGACCCCGAGCGGGTGCCGTGGGCGGCGTCGCTGCTGCGTCTGCTTGCTACCCCGGACCCGGGCGACCTCGGCGCTCTGTTCCCGGCCAACCCCGGGGAGGCGTTGGTGGCGCAGCTTGTCGCCGACCTGCTGCTCACCGGCGTGGCCTACGTGATTCCGACCCGCACCGGCGACGCCGTGACGGGCCTCACCCGGGCGCACCCGCAGTCCATGGCGCTCACGGACGGCGGCGACACCTGGGAGTACCGCCCGAACGCCGGGGGGGTGCTGCGCTACCCGCGGCGGTCGGTGTGCTGCCTGCGCCTGCTCTCCTGGTCGGCCGGGGGTGCGGGGCAGCTCGGGACTGGCGCCGGGGAGGTGCTCGCGCCCTACGTGGACGCCGAACGGCGGGCCATGGAGCAGACCCGGGACCGCATCAGCCAGGGCGGGGTGGACATCCTGGTCACCGGCAAAACCCCGGTGGGCGTGCAGTTCATGAGCAACCCTGCCAACCGGGAGCAGGTGGTCAACAACCTCGTGGCGCAACTCACCCGCTCGGACGGACAGCGCGTCATCGGCCTTGGGGGAGACCTGGACCTGAAGGACGCGGGCTTCACCCCTGCCGACATCCAGGCGCCGGAGCTCACGGCGGCGGCCCGCGAGTCCGAGCTCATGGCGCTGGGCACCACGGCGGTGGCCGTCGGGCTGTCGTCGGGAGCCTACGCCGACGCCGTGATGCAGTACCGGGTTCAGGCGGAGCTCGACGAGGGGATCGCCGCGGTCTTCGAGGCGTACCTGTTCCGGCCACTGGCGCAGGCGTTCGCCAAGCGCGGCGGGCACCCGCGGCCTGACACGGTGACCGCCCGGATCGACCTGTCGTCACACCCTGGGTGGGCCTACGTGCGTGACGGGGCCATCGCCCGCATGGAGCGCCTTGTGGGCCTCGGGTGGTCGGCGGAGCAGGCGGCCACGATCGAGAACATGGATCTCCCCCCACCGAAGGGCACGGCCGCTACCGTGGCGAGCCCGAGCACCGCGCCCGTGAAGGAGCCGGCACAGCCCCCGGGCAGCCCCAAGGCCACGTCGCGGGAAGCGACGACGGAGGGCGACCGGCGCGGGCCGGTGGCAGGCCATCGAGGACGCGCGGGCGAGGCATGACGACGCCTTGGAGGGCGCGGCGTGGGCTCATCTTGAGGCCGAGCGCGACGCCTACGTAGAGCGCGCCCTTGCCGAGCTGCGGCGGGCCGTGGTCCAGGGCGAGCGGCAGAACGGGGCGACCCTCTACGGCACCGTTCGGCTCGCGATCATCATCGGGGACCTCGCTGACGCGGTGCTGCGCTGGATCAACAGCTTGGCCGGGCCGTGGGCGGACGCCTGGATTGCCGCCATGGTCGCGGCGCTGGAGGGGCTGCCCCCGGAATACCAGAAGGTGCCGACGCTGGACATGCGCCCCGAGGACTACGACCCGTTGGCGGTGTCCGCTCGGTACATGGCCGACTATGACCAGGAGGAGGTGCGCCGAATCGTGACGACCGGCGTGCTTAAGGGGCGCTCCCCGAGCACCATCGCGGAGGACCTGCGGGAGTCGTCGGCATTCACCCGCGCCCGAGCTCTACGCATCGCCCGCACGGAGACGGTGCGGTCGCAGACGGGGGCCACACAGCGGCGGTGGGGCCGGGCCGTGGCCGAGGGGCTAACGATTGAGCAGGAGTGGCTGACCGCCGGGGATCTTGCCGTGCGGGACTCACACCGGCCCATGGAGGGCCAGCGGCGGCGGCACGGGATGAAGTTCACGCTGCCGAGCGGCGTGCAGACCCCGGGGCCGGGGCTTTCGGGTGTCCCCGGCGAGGACATCAACTGCCGGTGCGCGGTGACGGCGAGGTCCCCGCGGTCAGCGTAGGCCCATCGCCTCCCGCAAAAGCAGGATGTACCGCAGGGCGTCCGGGCCGTGGTCGGGGCAGGTGGGGTCCGGCTTCGGGTCGGCGCCCTCCCGCTGCTCGGCCCATCGGAGGCCCTCCAGCTCCTCCAGAAGCTGCGGGCAGTCCTCGGTGACGTACAGGCGCGGGCGGGCCGGCTGCATCGTCACCGGGTCCACCACGGACATCAGCGCCTCCATCAGCTCGAGGCCGTGGACGACGGAGCCCGCGCCCTTGGCGGCCGGGGCCACGTAGAACCCCGCCAACGCCGCCTCCTGAATCGCGCCCGGATCCTCGCTGTCTGCCACTCGGTAGACCGTGTGCCGGTCGGGCTGGCAGTCCTCGGCGTCGCGCTCGGCGTCGGCGGCCCACTGAACCAAGCGCGACGCGGGCACGCCGGGCTCCATCGTGGTCCGGCGCGGGGCAAGCTCGCGGTACACCACCAAATCGCCGCTGCGGTACGGCAGCCCGTCTACGGCGCTGGACACCTCCGCAGCCCACACGATGTGCGGAGCCCTGGCGCCCCAATCGATCCCCTGCCAGCGAGTCCACTCCGGCGGCGGACGCAGACGCGGGACCTTGTGCACGCCGCGGTCAATGGGGAGGATCTGGCCTTCGGGCGCCACAAAGGCCCCGACGTCACGGGCGGCCCGCTGCCAGCTCGGGAACGACGCAAGGATGAGCTCGCGGTAGTCCTGCGGGATGTGCGGGTTGTCGGCGCCGTGCAGGTACGCGACCCGAAGCCACGGCGGCGCCTTGTGGATGACCTCGCGGTAAAACCAGTCCACCGTGCCGCGCAGGGGGGTCAGCGCCTGAATGATCTTGCCCCGCTGGTCAATGAGGCGGCTCTTGGCGGCCGTGAGGTTGTCCTGGGAGTTCGGCTGTTCGTCCAGGCCGATGGCGCGGACGTTCGCGCCTTCCCAGCTCTGCGGGTCGTGGTCGTACTGCTTGTAGGCTTTGCTCACGACGACGCCGCCGCCGGGGAGCCGCAGCTCGGCCTCGCTCTGCTTGTCGTCCCACCGGAGCGGCCGGGTTCCCACCGGGACCGCGCGCAGGAGGTGCGGCCGGATCTGCTCCACCGCGGAGGTGAACGAGGGCGAGCCGACCCACACGCGGCCGGGCCCGGTGGGAATCAGTGCCTCGGGCAGGGCGTTGCGCGCCATCCACATCCGAACCCACTCCACCCGGCGCGGGCCATCCTCCACCACGGCGTCCCGCCCGCCGGCAAGGGCCACCATCGTGTCGGCGAGAAGCTTGCTCTTGCCCGTGCGATTGCCGCCCAGGATGGCGAGCATGACCACGTTCGGGTCAAGGAGGTGCAGCAGCGCCGTCCGCTGGCTCGTGCGCGGGGGGTCGCGGTGCCACAGTGTCGAGTACGCCAGCGGCGTCAGCTTCCGCCGCCGGTCCTGCTCGGCCTTGATGGCCAGGAGTTCTCGCGCTGCCTCGACTCGGGCCGTCACCGTGGCGGCTCCGGCTCCCTCCCGTAGGCCAGCCAGCCGGGGTCAACACCCAGCGCCTCCGCGAGCTGCCGGATCGTGTCCAGCGAGGGACCGCGCTTTTGCCCGTCCTGGGTCAGCCGGTGCACCGTCGCGCGGGGAAGGCGGGCGATGCGCGCCACCTCGGCGAGACTGCGACGCCCGGCGGCGGCCCGGATGCGGTCGGGGAGCGTCATGGGCTCTCGGGCTCCGGGGTTTCGCCCCCATCCTCCACCGGGGGCGGTTTCTCCACCTCGCCGAGCACCGCCGCGGCCAGGGTGCGGGCGCGGGCTTCGAGGTCCTCGTCAGAGTCGGCGGTGATGTTGAGCCCGCCTGACACGGTGATGGCCTCGGTCGCCGCCACGCCGCCCCATGCGAGGTACAGCTTGGCCGCCGCGATCTGGTCGCGCTTGGCGTCGTCCAGCCCGAGCGCGATGCGGCGCACCTTGTCCACGACGCCCGGCGCCTGGGACAGCACCTCGATCCGAACCGCCTCGGCCGTGCCCGCGAAGACGTCGGTGAGGAAAGCCACGGACTCGGGGTGCTGGAGGTGGTTCCACACGGTCTGCTTCGTGACGCCGAGGCGCTTGGCGATTCGGCCGAGTGAAAGCCGCTCCTCGGCGCGCAGCTTGCACACGGCGCCCCGGGTTCCGGCCGGGAGCGGCGTAGGTGACCGCTGGTCAGCTTGCGTGAGCTTCATCGCCGCACCCGCTCGCCGAGCAGCCGCGCCACCTCCTCCACAGCCCTCCCCCACGCCTCGGCGTCGTCCACCCAGCACGGCGGCCGGGACCACCCGTCATCGGCGACAAGCCCCGGTGTGCGGCGCAGGCGGCCGGTCGTGACGGCGGGGCGGGCTCGCTCCACCGCCTCGGCAAGGTCGTTGTAGGGCGCCCCCGGACGAGGCGGCGGCGGCAAGAGCGGCAGAGGCGGACGCATCACCGCCGCCCCCCCGAATGCCCCTCACACCGCTCCACCCTGTACCCCAACGCCCACGTCCCCCGCGGCCCCGCCATCTGC